AAAAACAATTAGAGTTTGTAAATGTGGACAATGTAAAACATATTTTGAAAGTAATATAGAAACAAAAAAAATAAAATGTCCTTCTTGTGGAAAAATTTATAAAGCAGAAAATGTAAATAATAACTATGAATTGATAGAAGGGAAGGAGAAAAAATAAATGAATTTACAAAAAATGATTAGTGAAATAAGAGATTTATCTAATGAATTTACAGAAGAAAAAATAACTAATAAAGCAATAATAGATTGGATAAATGAAATATATCTTGACCTTGTTTTGAGAACAAAAATATTACAAAAAGAATTTAGTTTTAATACAGTTGTTGGCAAACAAACTTATGATTTTTTTTCTGATTTGTCTCTTTTTGATGTTTTAGATATATTAAGAGTAGAAATAAACAATAAAAAAATAGCACTTCTAACTTATAATGATTTAGATATTGAAAAATCTGATTGGAAAAAAGATATAGGAGAACCAGAATATTATTTACTTCAAGGATTACAAAAAATTTTATTTTATCCTTCACCTGATATGGTTTATCCTGCTTATATACTTTATGTTAAAAGACCTGATAAATTACAATATGATGTAGATACACCTGCAATACCTGAGGAGTTCCATAAAATAATTTTATATGGGACATTAGCAATAGTAAAAACAAAGTTAGCACAACAAGATTTTGTTATTTATGAGCAAAAATATATGAAATTTATTGATGATTACAAAGTAGATTTAGAAAATAAACTAATAACAAAACCACCTGAAAAATTATGGACTGCTGTTTCTACTTTTGATTTTTCAGGAACAAGAACAAAAAGTTGGGGATTTTAAATTATGAGTGAAACATATATTTTTAGAAATATTGATTTTAAAGGTGGACTAAATATAGGAGTTGCTAATAGTTTATTAAAAGATAATGAATTATTAGAAGCAATAAATATTGATTTAGGAGATGAAATTGGAGTTGCAAAAAAGACAAAAGGATATGAAGAAATTTTACATATTGCTTTTTCACCACCTAAAAGAGTAGAAGGATTATATAAATTTTATAGAGTTAATCCTACTGAAAATTGTATTTTAATTTGTATAAATGGAAAAATTTATAGATACCAAAATGGACTTTTATATACTTTTGCTAATTATATAAGTGGAAATTATGTTAGATTTATAACTATTAATAATAAACTTTATTTTTTTGTAAAAGATAGTTATGCTCTTAAATGGGATGGTAGTTATATAGATGGAAGACCTCACATACTAAATATGGGAGTAGGTTATCCTGTTACTGCTTGTGGTGGTGGTTCTGGTGAAGCAGGAGTTCTTAATGGGACTTATTATTATAGATATACTTGGGTAACTAATGATGGATTAGAAAGTGTGCCTTCTCCTATAACTCCACCATTACCACTTGAAAACCAAAAAGCAGTTCTAACTGATATGGCAGTATGGGGAAGTTCTTATGTTATCAAAAAGAATATATATCGTATAGGTGGAGCAAATGCAGTATGGAGATTTGTAGCAAGTATTGATGATAATCTTACCACATATACTGATAATACTCCTGATGAGGATTTAGGGGCAGAATTAGAAAGTCAAGATAATTATCCACCAACTCTTGTTAAAAATGCTATATTTCACGAAACAATACAGAGATTATTTCTATGTGATGATGATTATGTATATTATTCTAAACGAAATTATTATAGTGGAATTGTAGAACCAGAATATTATCCACCTAATAATTGGTTAAAAATTGGGTTTCAAGATGGACAGAAAATAGTAAATTTTGCAATATTTAGAAATACTTTATATGTATTCAAAGATAATTCAATATATACAGTAGATGGAGATGAACCATTTAGAGTTAGAAAAATAAGTGGAGAAATAGGTTGTGATAGTGAAAATAGTATTGCAGTAGGAGATAATATTTTAATATGGTTATTTAAGAATAGAGTTATGGTATTTGATGGTAATAGATTAGATGATATTTCTTTACCTATTTCAAAAATTTTAGATAGTATATTACCTGAATATTATAAAAATGTGCAAGGAATATATTATGATAAAAAATATTATCTTGCTATTCCTACAAGTGCTACTGAGAGTTATGTTTTAGTTTTTGATTTTAAGACAAATTGCTGGTATAAAAAAGAATATTCTGTAAGTATTTTTACATTATTTAATAAACAGACAGAATATGATTTATGGTGTGGAGATTATCAGGGACATATAAATAAATTAGAAATAGATGATTATTATTTTGGAAATTCTGAAGGAAATATAAAGATAGTAGTGCAAACAAAATTTTTTGATTTTAATAAACCTGATATAGTTAAAAGATTTAGAAAAGGATATGTTGCAGTAGAAGGCAATGGAAAAGATGATGAAATAGAAATAATATTTATAACTGATTTAGGTAAAACATATTCTAAAAAAATATTACTTATACCTCAAGAAGGAAGTTATTGGGGTAAAGCAAAATGGGGTATAGATATATGGGGAGTGCCTGGGAAAGGAAGAGAATATTATTTTGCCTTCCCCCAAGATTTTGTAGGTAGAAGTATAAGTTTTAAGTTTATAAATAATTCAAAAAACTATTTAAAACTTATTGCTTATGGTTGCCAAGTAGTAGAAAAATTTTTGGATTATAGAATAAAGGAGGTTAAATAATGGGACTTGTAACGAAACCATACATATTTCAAGATAGTGAGCCAGGAATAGATAGGTTGATAAAGGCATCAGAAGTAAATGCTGATTTTGATACTTTATATAATTTAGTTAATGGAAATTTAGATGAGGATAATCTTAAAAATAATTCTATTGGTGGAGAAAAACTTAAAAATAATTCTATATCTTCTGAAAAAATAAGTAATGTTGATGGTAGCAAAATAAATAATAATTCTATTTTAAGTAATAAAATAACTGATTTAGTAGGTAATAAAATAGTTGCTTTATCTATTCCTACAACTGCATTAGGAAATGGTATAATAACAAAAAAGAAAATAAATTCTACAGTAGAAGATGGAGATGCAGGTGCATTAGTTGGTGGCTCTAATTCTTTTGCTGATACATTACATACTCATAATATTGGAGTTAGTGGTAATACAATTACAGCAATACCTGAAGAATTAGATGAGATACTTAATCCTGAAGCAGATACTATTTGGAGAACAAGAAGGAATTTTTATATTTATATTCCAAAAGGAGTTAGTAAAATTAGGTTGATAACTAATGGAAAATGGATTTATGCACGACTTAAAATAGATAATACTACTGGTAGTTATAATGCACATTTAAACGATACTTATACTCTTAAAAAAGATGCTCTTCTTGATATTTCTACATTTTCACAGCAATATAAAAAAGTAGAATTACAAACAGGAAAAGGAGGAGCATCAGATAAAACAGCGTCATTAAAAGGATATTCATTAATATTTGAATAAAAAAGGAGAGTGATATTATGCCAGATTGGGGATTATTAGGTGCAGGATTAGGTGCTTTATTCGGTGGTGGTGGTGGTTCAAGTATTCCAGGTATTCCTCCAGAATTAACAAACTTATATAAATGGCAATTACAACAAATGCAAGAATTACAACCATATAAAGAAAAATACTTGAGTAGAGCACTATCAGAATGGGAAGCACCTCTAACAGGTTATACACCTCAAGAGATAGAAAGTATGATGGCACAAATAAGAGAAAGAGGAACAAAAGAAAGGAAATTAGGAGCAGAAAGATTATCAAAGGCTTATGGTGAAATGGGAGCACCTTCAGGAGCATTAACAAAAGCATTAGGAGGATTAGAAGAAGCAGGTATAGCTGAAGAAATGGGCGGAAGACGAGAATTGTTATTAGCAAGTGAAGCATTAAAAAGAACAAGAGAAGGCGAAAAATGGAGTAGAATGGGTGGAGCATTAGGACTAATACCACAAGCAGGTGAAGTAGGGGCTGGGTTAACATCTCTATATGAATTAGGATTACAAAGATGGCAAGCACAACAAGCTGCAAAACAACAACAAGGTGCAGGATTAGGTAGTTTATTAGGTGGATTACTTAGTTTTATATAAAATAGGAGGGTATTATGGCAGATTTAGAAGATATTAAAAAATTATCACAAAGATCTGATATTCTTGCTTCTCTTACAGGAAAAACAGAGACAACTCCTCGTAGAGTAAGTTGGAGGGAAATATTACAAAAAATTGAAAGTGGAGAAATTACTCCTACAGAAGCAATGTTAAAGGCAATGCCACCTGACATTTGGGTTGAATTTCAAAAAAAACAACCTGGCATATTAGAAAAATTAAGTGGTGCACCGACAGAAACATCTGCAACTATTCCTGATTATTTACGGCTTTCTACTCCACCACAAGATGTTCTTACTTCTCTTATAAGACCTACAGATTTAGGAATGCCTCCAGGACAGTATCCAACACCAATAGAGGAATTATTAACTGGGAAAAGAACAATGCCTACAGAAATAACTCCTGAAATGAAAGAAGTTGGAAGAGAAGTAAAATTACCACCTACAAAGAAAGAAGAAAAAAGAAAACAACTAAAAAGTGATATATTAAAAGGATTATTAGGATTAATAGGTGGATATGCTATTGAAAAATCATATCCTGGGGCAGTCCCTACTGCTATGTCAACATATTTAGAAAGAAAACAAAGAACAGCAGAAGCAATGCAGAAAAGACTGCAAGAATTAACAGATATAAGATTAAAAGGACAATATCAATTAGTAGGAGATTTAATTCAACAAAGACAAACATTAGATACACAAATTGCAAGATTAAGAGCAGAAGGATACCCTCCAAATTCACCACTTATTAAAGATTTACAAACAAAAATAGATGCTATAACTAACTATATAAATGATATACTCGGAGGCTTTGGAATTATTCCTACAGGAGTGCCTACAGAAGGAGTGCCCACAAAAGGAGTGCCTACAGAAGGAGTGCCTACAGAAAGAATTACTCCTCCTCCAGAAGTGAAACCAGAAGAAGGAATTAATGCAATAATGAATGTTGCCAGAGAAAAAGGAATTACTGACCCTAAAGTATTAATGGAAGTAGCAGGATTTACTGATAAGGAAAGATGGGGAAAAATATTTGCAGGCAAAATAAAGCCTACATCAAAAGAAATATCATCAGCAATATTAAAGATAAGAAATATACCAGTGGAATATTTTACTCCTAAAATGCAAAGAGAAATACGAAAAGATATAGAAAGTGAAGAATGGGAGAAAAAAAAGTTTGGACTTGAAGTGAAAAAATTTATAAATACTAACGAATATCAACAGCAAAAATTAGCATTAGACAAATTACAACTTCAGATGACACTGATGAATAGAGAGATGAAAATTTCACCACAAGAAAAAGCAATAATTGATTATCATCTTGGCAATATTAAAGATAATGAAAAAGAAATTAATAGATTGAAAGGGGAAAATCGGAAAATATCTGCTCGTTTAGATTTGACAGACGATGAAAAAACACTTCAAATAAGCAGTATTAATACGCAAATACAAAGATTACAAGACGCAAATGAGACCAGTAAAAACGAATTAGCAAAAAAAGGAATTATTATTACACCTAAACCACCAACAAAAAAACCAACACCAACAAAAAAATCAAGAACTTATGAAGATATTTTAGGAGTTAAATAAATGTCTGATGTATTAACTATACGACAAAATTTGCAAAAAATTAAAGATGCTGGATTACCAGTATCAGAGGTAGAAAGATATTTAAAAGAAAGAGAAAATTTAACAATAGAGCAATGGAATAAATTATATAATGATTATCAAAAAACTATTACTGCTAAATCTACTTATCCTTCAATCGCAGTAGAAAGAGCAATAGAAACAATAGCACCAAAAGTAAAAATTCCACCTATAGGTATTCCAACAGCAGAGCAGATGGTAAAAAAAGGAGGTAAATTACCTGAAACTTTTTGGACAAAAACTTTTACACCTAAAGAGGTATTAACTCTAACACCTACAGAAATGATTACTGGAAAAAGTTTAGGTAAAATAGTAGGAGAAAAAATACATAAAGCAACAGAAGGGGCAATATTTCCTACTACCACAGGTGAAATATTAGGAAGAGCATTAGCAGAAACATCTATAAGAGAAATAGCAAAATTACCAACTATTATAGGAGAAGAAATATATAAAGCACCAGAAGGGAAAATATCTCCTACAACAGAAATTATTTTAGGAACTGTTGGAGGAACAGTTGGCGATTTTATTGATTTAGCACTTGACCCTAAAAATTATATAATAGGATATGGATTTACAAAAGCAGGAAAATTATTTATGAGAACAGCATTAGGAAGAGCATTAGCAGAAACATCTATAAGAGAAATAGCAAAATTACCAACTAATATAAGAGCAATAAAAGTTGGAGACAGAGTATTTAATAGGCTTAAAGTATATGAAGATTTGGTAAAGGCTGTTGAAGAAGCAAGACTAAAACCTTCAATTCCTTTAGAAGAACCAATAAAACCAAAAATAGAACCAAAAGTAGTAGAACCAGAAGAAGTAATACCTAAAAAACCAACTAAACCTAAAAAAGTATCTAAAGTTATTCCAGAAAAAGAGATTTCTCTCTATAAAATTATGAAAGAAGGAAGAAAAGTTATTACAGAAACAGAATTAGAAAATTTACCTGATGTAAAAAGCGGAATAAGAAGTAAAGAAAATATGAGAGAATATCTAAAAATAAAAGGAATAGAAGTAACACCAGAAGAAAGAATAAAATCTATAGAAACAATAGATGATTTAGCAAAAGAAACTGTAAATTCAGAAATGCCAACAGAAGTAAAAAAATCAATTGTAATTAAACCAAGAAAACCAAGAACTTTTAAATTTGACCCTGAAGATTTAAAATCTGTAATATTATATGAAGGTGGAATTAAAGCATATGAAAATAAAATATTTCAAACAGAATATAATGAGATTGTCCCTCTTTTTCTAAAAAATAGAAAAGGAAGAACTCTTGATGAATTAGCAGATGTGTTAGCAACTGAATATCCACATTTTGGAGTAAGAGATGTTAGAAGTTTGTTAGAAGCATTAAGAGATTTACACAGAGCAAGACCGAGTATAGAAGCAGAAGAAGCAGAATATATAAGAAGAGATGTAGTAAATTGGGTATCTAATGCATTGAAGAAAGGAGAGATTACTCCTGAAGAAGCAAAACAAACTTTAGCGAGTGTAGATGAAGATGTAAAATTAGTAGATGAATGGTTAGAATGGGCAAAGAATAAATTAGATGAAGAAGCAGGACATATTTCATTAGATGATTTAGTAGATGTTCCTGTTTTTAGGCGAGCAAAAAGTAAAGTATTAGAAGGAATTGATGATACAAAATATTATATAAGAAATGCACTTCGTATTCCTATTTGGAATGAACATTTAGAAGAACAAGTAAAAATATTACATCGTAACGAACAATTAGCAAATAGAATAGAAGATACTGCAAGAAGAATAATAAAAGATTATTTAGATTTATCTGATATAGAGAAAGAAAAAATTGCTAAAATCAGATGGAGTGTAGAAGGAAAAAGAGATTTAACTATTACTGACTTAAAAGATAGGGGACTTACTCCAAAAGAAATTAAAGGATATATGAGTATCCAAAATTTATTTAATTATTTTCACGGAAAACCTACAGGTAAAAAAATTACTACTCCTGAAGGAGAAACTGAAACTATATCAGAAGTAAAAGGTGGATTACTTGATTTCTTTATGAGAAAAGCAGGTATTCCAGAAGAAGAAAGAACACTGCTTCTTAGCAGAAGCAGAACTCCAAGTTATATTCCACATTATAGATTTGGTAGATGGTGGGCATTAGAAAAAAGAACATGGGGCAAAGGGAAAAGAATATTACACGCTGAAGGATTTGAAAGCAGACTTGAAGCAGAGGAATGGATTAAGAATAGACCAACAGAGATAACATCAGGAAAAGGTAAAAAAGCAAAAGTAATTCCTGTAAATCACGAAATTTTAGATAGTAAGAAATTTGGTATTGATGCTGATAATATTATTTCATTTTGGCAACATACACCTATTTTATCTAATGTTCTAAAAAAACAAGGTATTACAGACCCAGAAATTGAAAAACTTACAACAATATTAAAAGGAGAATTTTTAAAAATTTATGCAAGAGGTAGATTAGCACATAGGAAAAATGTTCCTGGTTATTCAAAAGATATGGATAGAGCAATAGATAAATATATTAGAGAATATCCATTTTCTATTGTAAAAAGATTTAATCGTTCAGCAGTAGAAGATGTATATGATAAAGTGCCAACAGAATATAAACCTTATGCAAGAGAGATGATTGATTATTTCTATGGAGAAAAAGATTATGAAGGTAGAATTAATCTTGCTTCTCGTTCATTTCTATATGCTTATTATCTTTTAGGGAAAATTGCTTTTCCATTAGTAAATTTAACACAGCGAGGATTAAGTTATTACAGAGGAGTAGCAGAAGTAGGAACAACAATGAGTAATAGGATTTTTGTAAATGCACAATCAAAAGAAATTAGTTTATATAGAGATGTTATTCGCAATATAGGTAAAGGTTTATCATTAAGAGATATAATTGCAAAAGCAGATTATCTTACTACTGCAGAAAAAAGAGTATTACAAAAAGGATTTTCAGATGGAGAAATATCAGCATTGCGACAAAAAGAAATTTTTGGAAAAGGACAAGGATTACTACAAAAATTAGATGTTGGTGGTTTTCTGTCAGAACGGTCTAATCGTGTTCATTCTTTACTCATGGGGACACAAATAGCACAAATAAAAGGAATGACAAAATTTCCACAAATTCTTGATTATGCTTATGATTTCAATTATAAAACACAATGGCTATATTCAAAAGCAAATAGAGCGTGGATTACAAGAGGATGGAGAGCACCTCTTACAGTATTTAAAAGTTATGTTCTAAATCATTTATCTTATCTTAATGATTTGTATGGCAAGGACAAATTAGCATTTGGTGAAGCAGTTGCACAATCGTTAGCGTTAGGAGGAATATTAGGTTTTTATGGGGTTGGGGAAACAGAAAAAATTGTAGATGGAATTATGACTACTCCAAATATACCAATTGTAAATAAACCAAATCCTTTATATAATCCTCAATGGCTAAAAATTAAACATAAAGCAAAAGAAAGTATAGATGAACACACTGCAGGAGTAGTGCTTCACGGCTTACCAGCATTATTAAAAGTAGAAGGCTCTTATGCATTTGGCTCTCCTGATTTCTTTACAATAGCAGGACTACCATTTGGGAAAGAAGTTATAGCAATTGGAGACCTTCTAAATCAAGAAATTGATGTTAAACAGAAACTAAAAAGACTTTCTCCACTGGCAATAAGAAGTATTTGGAATGCATTACAACCATTGCCTCACGACAAAAAAGGTAGAGCAATAATAACACAACAGGATATTAATAGAATATCACCCGAAGTTAGAGCAATTGCACAACAATTATTTAATCGCTTGCCTGGGGTTGAAGATTTCACTATGCTTGAAAGAGTTATGAGGGGATTAGGATTTCCTACTGTAACAGAAAGTAAATATTATGAGGGAATACAAACAATTTCGGAATTAGGAAAAACATATAGGGATTTAAAAAGGTCTTACCATCTTCGGATAGCAAGAGCAATTGCAGAAGAAGATATAGCAGAAAAAGATAGATTAATAAAAGAAGCACGACAAAGAGGAATAAAATTAGACGAAACTGCAATTAGACAACATCTTTTAGAATTTAGAAAATAACACTAATTCTTGTATATTCTACTCTTTACTACACAATATATAGTATTTTTTCTGTAAAAAATGTTTTGCAAAACAATATTTTGTAAAATTTTTTGCAAAACTATTGACAAAATTGTTATTTGTGGTATAATATAATAAAAATAAGAAAGGAGGAAAGTCATGGAAATAACAAAAGAACAATGGGAAAAACTGAAGAAAAAATACTATAGTGTTGAAAATATTGCTTATGCAGTAGGAGTAAGAAGACAGACAATTGAAAATTGGAAAGAAGGGAAGGCAAGTCCTTCTCGGTTAGCAAGTAGAAGACTGAAAAGTATTTTTAAAAAAATAGAAAAGGGGTGAGAAATATGGTAGAAGAAATAACATTACAAGAAGCAGAGAATTTAGGGAAAATCTTTTTCAGGAGTGGTCTATTTTCTGACGCAAAGTCAGAAGCACAAGCAATTGTGAAAATTCTGGCTGGGAGAGAGTTGGGAATACCGCCATTATTGTCAATGACGAAGGTTCACATCATACAGGGAAAAATCGCAATTGGTGCGGATTTAATGGCACAAAAGATTAAGGAGAGCAAAGAATATGATTATAAAGTAATTGAGCATAGTAACGAAAAATGTATTATAGATTTTTTTCAGAGGAAAGAAAATGGTTGGGAGAAAATCGGAACTTCTTCTTTTTCTTTAAAAGACGCAGAAAAAGCAGGACTTTTAAAGCCAAAAGTCAAAGATGGAGTGGATTACAATCTCTGGGGGAAATATCCAAGAAACTTGCTTTTTGCAAGGGCAATTAGCAATGGTGCAAGATGGTTTTGTCCTCATCTAATTGGTGGAGCATATACTCCTGAAGAATTAGGGGCAGAGGAAATTGTAAATGGTAAAGTAGAATTGCAAAAAGAGGAAGTAAAAGAACTTCCAAAATCAAAATATCCAGAAACGATAGAAAAATTATTTGGAACTCTGGGATATGGAGAGGCAGAGAGAGAAGAAATTTATAAAAAATATATGGAAGTGTATGGAGAAGAAAAAGGAGAAGAAAAATTGCAAGAGAGATTAAATATGGACTTGGATAAAAAAGTTGGGAATGGGAAAAAAGAAGAAGAAACAGAGAAGAAAAAAGTTGATAAAAAAATTATTAGAATAAAAGAATTACAAAATAAATTAGGAATTTTAGACGAAGAATACAGAGTTTTATTGCAACAGAATTTTGGGGTCAATTCAAGCAAGGACTTGACAGAAGAACAGAAGGATAATTTCATTAAAGAACTTGCAGAGCAATTAAATTTAAAATTAAAAAGTGAAAAGGAGAAAAAACAATGACATATTCTTATAGTGCATTAAATACTTTTCAAGTCTGTCCGCAACAATTTAAATTAAAATATGTTGACAAGATTAAAGTCCCAAAATCAGAAAATTTAATTATCGGTGAAATTGTGCATTCAATACTTGCTAATTATGTTTCAGAATGTAAGATAAAAAAAGTTTCTACTCTGTGGGAAAGAAAAGATGAAATTCAGGATGAAGTTTTGTCTAAATATAAATTAGATGTAGAAGATGTGGAAAAAATAAAAGAAAATCTTGATAATTATCTATCTTCAAAAGAAATAGAAACAGATGGTATAATAGGGATAGAAAAAGAAGTGGCAATAAATGAAGAAGGAATTGAAGTTGACTGGTTAGCAAAAGATGTCTGGTTTAGAGGGAAGATGGATGTAGTATATCAAAAAAATAACACTATAAAAATAGTTGACTACAAGACAGGATATTCATTGCAGACTGATAAACTACAATTAGAAACTTATGCTTTTTTGATTTCAAAAATTTTTCCTAAAATCAAAAACATTTTTGTTGAGTTTGATTTTGTTAATTTCGCTTGGACAAAGGAATGGGAAATAAAATTAGATGAAATTTCTAAAATAGAGAAGAAAATTTTGTTTTTAGTTGAGATGATAGAAAATGAAAAAGAATTTCCTGCTAAATTGTCTTCTCATTGCGTGAATTGTGATTACTGGGAAAATTGCGAAGAAATGAGAAGTAAGAAAGATAAGACATACATTTTAGAAAGTCCACAGGCCCTCATCAAAGAATATATCAGACTTGACAAAAAAATTGCAGAAATAAAAAATCTTCTTAAAGAGCATTGCAAGGAAAAAGGAGAAATAAAATATAATGATGTAGTTGCAGGAATAAAAGCGATAGAGAATTGGAAATGGAATGTGAGAGAATTGATTTCTAAATGTGAAGAAAAAGGAATTGATGTAATGGATTGTCTTAATGTTGACAAAAGAAAAATTACTACTGAAATAAAAAAGAGAATTGATTTACAAGACATAGTTGAGCAAGTAAGAAAAATAGATATTACAACAAGGTTTGAGGTGAAATAAATGATTACTAATTTGTTGTTAGTGAGATACTATCAAGAGGAAGCAAGACGAAAAAGAATGAGAAGAAAAAAAATATTGTTTTGGACTGCGATAGTAATTATAGTGATAGCAACAATTGTAGCAATAATTATCTGCAACAATAGAATGAAAAGAGATATGAAAATTGTCCCTATCCCTGTCAGTTCTTTATCTCCTTCTCTTGCTCACCCCTACTGGAAAGAGTTAGAAGAAAGAATAAGTAAGATAGTTGGAATAGATTACAGATGGCTTAAAACAATTGGAGCGGTAGAGGGAGTGAAAGGCTGTAAATATCCTTATGGATTGATAAGACCATCTCAAAAAAAACAGAAGCAAGCAAAAGAAATAATGAGAAAATATAATATTAAATGGACAAAAGAAAATTTTTATGCTACAATGTGTGCATTGAGAATTAAAGAAATACATCAAAAATGTGCAGAAGATGATTTCTATTGCTTTGCTTATCAATTCAATAGACCATACTTTTTAAGTTATGCAATAAAAATTTCAAGAACTTTTAAAAGAATAAAGAGGAGATGAGAAAAAGTAATGGGATATTTTGCAAATGCAACCGAAGCGGGATTTTTTTATGAGACTTATTGTGTGAGGTGTCAACATAATGCCAAATATACGGGAAAATCGTGTATTATCTGGGAATTGCATATGGAATATAATTACAAACTCTGCAATTCCAAATCTCTTGCAAAAAAAATTCTGGATTTGATGATATATAATTCCAGTAACACAATAGGTGAATGGAAATGTGCAATGTTTATAGAAGAAAGAAAAAAGGAGAGTGAAAAATGAAAATAATATTTATGATAATAATAAGTTTTTCAGTTTTATTTATTTATGGAAACATTTTTTTAAGATGGTGTAAATGGTATAGAAAATTAAGTTGCAGATGTGGTTGGCATAGTTATCCAGATTTTAGTAATATTCATTATAAAACTGATGACCCATTAATATTTTTAGTTTTTGCAAAATGTAAGTGGTGTGGATATGAAGGACAGATAGATAGTCAAGGAAATTTATTTTAAAGGAAGTGAATAAAATGAAAAATAAAAAAGAAATAGAAAATAAAATTAAAGAAGCAATGCTAAAAGATTTTAATAATCTTTATGTAAAAAATTATACTACTGCTTGGGAAACACAACGAATTATTCGTGGTATAGAAATTAAAATTATGTCTATTGAGAATTTGATTAAGTTGTTTGAGAATAAAAACTTAAAGGAGGTGAATAAAAATGAAAAAGATATATAAGGAATGTTATAAATGTGGTAAGATAGAGAAAGCTCCTATTTCAGTAGATGTAGCATCTACATCCTATATTTGTTCTAATTGTTTATCTCAACCTATCACTAAATGGAGATTGGATGAATGGACAGATTTAAGTGCTAATCCTGTTCCTATGCCTATTGCTGAAACAGAGGTTGCTATTTCTTATTTAAGGCAGAATAATTATCCCAAGCCAGAAGATTGCCTTGGTGAAACTTGTCCAGGTTATAGACCGAGTTGCGAACTTGGTGTTTGTTATGCCGCAACACGACTGTGTGGAGATTTTTAATAAGGAGGGTATATAAAAATGGAAAAAATAAAGTTTAGAGTGTGGGATTTTGTAAATCAGAGAATGTGTAGAGTTAAAAGAATTGAGTGGAATATTGATGATGATTTTGTTGTTTGGATAGAGTGGGACGAGAATGGAGAACGCAAGGAGGAATTTAGAACTTCTAAACAAGTAGTTTTAATGCAATACCCTGATTCAGAAGAAAATGGGAAAGAAGTTTATGAAGGAGATAAGATTGTATTAGTTGGCTGGCTGGCAAAAATGAAGAAAGAAGAATGAATGGACAGATTAAAGATGAGCCACATATAGAGAAAGACAAGTAAAAAATGAGAGAGATAAAATATGGAATTCCCAAAAGATTTTATTAACAAGATAGTATGTGGGGATTGTGTAGAAATTTTGAAAGAAATACCAGATAACTCCATTGATACTATTATAACTGACCCGCCGTATAACTTAACAAGTATTACAAAAAGATTTGGAAATGCAAATCCCGAAAAAGAAAATTATGCAATGACAAAATCAAAATCAGCATATATGTCTCGTGGATTTATGGGACAAAAATGGGATGGAACAGGAATATCTTTTTCAGTTGGATTATGGAAAGAAGTATTAAGAGTAGCCAAACCAGGAGCAACTCTTTTATGTTTTGGCGGGACAAGGACTTGGCATAGATTGGCTTGTGCGATAGAAGATGCGGGATGGATTATTAAGGATACGATTTGCTGGATTTACTCACAAGGTTTTCCGAAATCTTTAAATATAGAAAAATCCTTGCCATTATTTGATTGGAAATAAATATGAATAATAATTTAAATGAAATGGTAAAAAAGTATATTGAAACCCTCGTAGAAATAGATAACTATGCCTATATTATTATTGAGAAAATTGCAAAAATATGTAAACCTGTAATAAAAGATATTAAATGTTCTGTTGGGTGGGAAGAAGGAGGAATAGACACTCTGTGTTTTTATTCAAATTCACACCATAAACAAAGGGCAGTTTGTTTTGAAGACTTAATTACAGAAGTAATACCTGTTTTGAAAGGTCATGTATATTGTCCATTTGGGTTTTATCTTTCTAAAAAAGAAGCACAAAAAATAAGAGAGTTATTAGTAAAGGAGGTAAATAAAAATGAGAGAGATAAAATTTAAAGCGTGGTTTAACAACAAAATGTGGTTTGTTGTGGATATAAATTATGTAGACGGAAGTGTGTATTTGAGCGAAAAAGAGAATTTTTTACCAGATACATTTGCAAAACTTAACGATGAAAATATAGAACTTCTACTATTTACAGGTTTATTAGATAAGCAAGGTAAAGAAATTTGCGAAGGAGATATTGTATTAGAGAGAAGAATAACTGGACAGAAATATGGAGTGTATGAAATAATTTTTACAGGATTGGAATTTAGAAAAGTAGGAATTGACAATAGAAGAAATAGCAGATTGGGTGCTCCTGCGGTTGGAGAAACTTTGAGAGGCCTTGAAGTGATTGGAAATAAATATGAAGGAATTGAAATGGAGGTGAAAGAAAGGAAATAAATATGACGGATATTTATTATGTAGAAATAATATTAAAAAAAGGGAGGTAAAAAATGAGAGAGATAAAATTTAGAGGACGCCATGAAGGCACCACAGACTGCTGGGTTTGGATATATGGATATCTATCTAAAAGAGAAGATGTATATCTGATTACGAATAGATTTGGAGAATTCATAGTGGTTGAACATACTATTGGGCAATTTACTGGGCTAATGGATAAAAATTATACAGAAATTTACGAGGGTGATATAGTGGACTATTACGGGATTGTTGGGACTATTGTGTATAAGAACAATTGTCTTTGTATGAAACTTCAGAAAAATCCTAATCAATTATTGTTAATAAGCGATGACAATCCAGAAAATATTGAAGTCATGGGAAATATATATGAGCATAAAATACAGAAAATACAGAGAGTTGGAGAATAGATGGAAACAATTAAATTTTCACAATTATATTAGTAAGGAGAGTGAAAGATGACAAGTAGGCAAAAAAGATTATATCAACTATTAGGTAATCCTGACGATAGAAACTTTATCAAGAATAATCTTGTCAAAATAGAATTTTTAGGACATAAAGTATTAGTGCATAAAAAAGTATGGAAATATTTTAATATGGTAGATATTATGATTGAGAAATTAAAAGCAGACGATGAAATACAATATTGTTTTGATGTGGTGCAGACATATTGCAATAGACAGATGAGAGGAAGTAAAAATAAGAGTTTACATTCCTGGGGAATAGCAGTGGATATTAATCCTGCTACTAACGGATATTATATTGGTTGGCAGGCAACAGAGAAGGGAAGACATCTTTGGAAAAGAGATATACCACTGAAAGTAATTCAAGTGTTTGAGAATAATGGATTTATCTGGGGTGGCAGATGGAAGACAATTAAGGATTTTATGCATTTTGAAATTAAAAATGAAGTAATTAACTAATTAAAATAGGAGAGTAAAAAATGAAAATAAAAATAAATATGATACCAGTCCCAAAGGCGAGGGCAAGAGTTGTTAGAAACAAGAAAACAGGAGCAATATTTTCTTATACTCCTTCAAAGACGGTAGAGGCAGAAGAAAAAATTAAATATGAATATATTAGCCAAAAGGGAGAAAAATACTTTAATGGTGAGGCATTGATGTTAGAAGTAGTGTTCGGATTACCAAAACCTAAAAGCATCCCAAAAAGATTTAAGAGAATGAATTTAGTTCATAACAAAAAACCAGACCTTGACAATTTACTGAAACTTCTAAAAGACGCATTAAGAGGAATTGCATATAGAGATGATAGCCAAATATGGCATATAAAAGCAATAAAAGTTTATACTGATGAGCCATTTATAAATTTTGAATTAAAAAAAAGGGAAGAAAAAGTATTATATCTCTGCAATGAATGACTATGAAAAAGCAATAAAAATTATAAAAAAAACAATGAAGAAATATGAGATTGATAATGTTGATGACTTTCTTCATTATCAATCTCCTTATTATACTCGTGCCAAGCGAGAAGCAATTTATACAATTAAGCAACAGACATCTCTAACAATGTCTGATATTCGCCGTCTTCTTTCTGTAGTATCCCAGCGACTTTAAGTGCCATTGAATACCTTGCCGACTGATTCTAAATACTTCTGCAATCTTTTCATAACTCAAATTTGTTTCTTTCACTATTCTTAATATTGCTTCACGCCGTGCATCTGTGCAATACCTGTCCAGTCCAAACACCAACTCAATTTCGCTTATCCCTCTTTGCTGTGCTATTGTCTTTATTATCTCATCTCTCATTTTTATTTTATTCATTTTTTCTCATCTCCTCTTCTTTTCTCTCTCCTATTTCCATTGCTCTTCTTTTTGCTTCTTGATAAGTCTTACAATGTTCATATTTCCAATCCCCATTTTCTACCCACCGCACCACCCAACACCAATTCCGAGACCATTTTGTTCTATACCAAGACATATGACCAGGATAAACACTTGCCCATACTATTTTTGATGCCTTACCTACTATTCCTCTCTCTATAAAGTTATAAATCTCGTTTCGTGCTTCCTTTAATATTATTACCTTTACCATTTCTCTCACCTCCTTTTAGTACCACCAAAATAATTTTGTTCTTATCTATTAAAGCCAACTAAATTGGCCATCTATAACTCGTGCAACCCATTTATTATCATAAGTTCTAATAACCCACATTTTTTTTATTTTGCGCCGAGCATTTCTTTTTTTTACGCCGAGCATTTATTCAATTTGCTTTCCTTTTTTTAGAGAGGAGACCCCCAGCCGTCGCCAGGAGTTCCTCTCGCTCTCCCCTTTTTGCATCTATGCAGGGAGATTTTTTATAACCCCAAAACTTCGTCTGGGATTTCTGCCGACCACCCAAATGTTTTACTTGCTTCTTGCCAAATTTCTTCAGCAACAGCACAAAGTTTTTGCGCTTCTTCAAATAAAATTTCAGTAGCCTCTCCTTGCGTAAAAAAGCCGTTTCCAGTTCCATCATCAATTATGTAGTAGTATTTCCCTTTGTATTCAGCGACATATTTTGAGCCGTTCAGCCGATTATAAGTTCCAACCCAAACTGATTTTCCTTTTTCTAATATTCTTTTTGATTTCATTGTCAACATTTTTCTCACCTCCTTTTTTTAATTTCTTCTACTTTTCCCTATACATCGCACAAATCCATAACAACCTTCTCCTTCTTGTTCTATAAAAATAAACCAAAACCACCCTGCATAACTTTCATACGCCTTTACTACTTTTTGACCATTTATATATAACTTATCATTTTTATTTTCAAATTTTACCATTATCACTTCTCCTTTTTCGTCGTATACATGTAATTCTTCGCCTGCTTCTATTTCTTTTCCCCATACATCACAAACTAAAATTTCTCCCTTATTCATAATTTCTTCTTCTATTTCTAAATATGCGTTTTCTTCATCATCATCATATCCAGCCCAATGTTCGCATCCTTCTTTATGAAAATATTTACCCTCTAGTGCATCGTATTTAGATATTTCTACTTTTCCACAGACGGGGCAAATGTAATAACAGTTTCTACAATCTACAGCAGTTGAAAATTGATGTCTTACTTCTACTTTTATTTTTTTCATTTTTTTCACCTCCTTTCTCTTATTCAAATTTTATCCTTTTTGTAATATATTCTTCTTTTTCATTATCCCATATCCTCTTTTCAAATTTTCCATTTTCATCAAGTAATTCTGTCTTTATTTTATGTGTTAAATCTGAAAAGTATTTGCTAATATAGCATAAAAATTTTAAGTCCTCGTAAATATCTTTTATTTCACTTGCTTTTACACCTCGTCCTTGCTCTATTCTTTCTCCTATCTCTTTAATTTTTCTTGATATCCTTTTATAATAAGCCATCATCCACTCTCTTAAACTATTTGCCTCAAACCCGTCATCTCTATACACTCTGAAAAGCCAATTTATAATGTCTTCTTTATTTTCCTTCTTCATTTTTTTTCACCTCCTTTTTATTAATACACTTTGCAATACTTCAAAATTCTTTCTCTTATCATCAGCATCATCAATATCAATTCTTCTATATACATTATTACTTCTGAAAATCACTTTATCACCACTTCTCAATCCATCATTTGCGTAATGACGAGCGCACATCCTTTTTCCTTCTCTTACTATATACATTTTACTCAAAGCCCCCCCGCATCTATTGCATCTCATATTTACTCACCTCTTTCAAAATTTCAAATAATTCAGCATTTCAAAATTTCAAATAATTCAGCATTTCAAAATTTCAAATAATTCAGCTGGCATCTCTTCTTTTGTCCAGCCGACTATTCCTTTTTCTTTTGCCATCTTTTTTATTTCCCTGCTCTCCTTCTTCAAAATTTTAGATATTCTTTCTTCTTCTTTAATGCTTCTTGCTTCTCTTTTCATGTTTGCCACCTCCTTTTTTATTTTTAGTATAGCATATTGTCAAGTGTTTGTCAAGTTAAAATTGAAAATTGTTGAAAATTTTTGAAAATTTAGTGTAGAATTTTTTGAAAAATACTATTAGTAGGTAGGCAATTGATTTCCTACCCCAAGAATTAGTGTTTTTTTTAATTTTACTTATGTCAAGTTGCTAAAACCCTTGTCCTGCAAGGCTTTCAGAGTTTTTAATATATTTGAATGTCGCATAAAATCGCAATGTTTCAAAACTGCAACATAGGAAAAATTGACCTACTTTAAGACCTCTTTGACTGACCAGTCAGTCAGTTTTTGTAGTGAAAACTTTTGCCAAACTTTTGCAAAACATTTAGTTCCTGATGTTTCAAAATGTTTCAAAAATATTGCAAAATGCAACAGTGGATAACCTGTGGATAACTTTTTTTCAAATTGTGGATAACTCAGTGGATAAGTGGATAACTTTTAAAATAAGTCTGTCATCTCTATCTTACTTATGTCACTACAGTAACATAAGTAATAGCAGAATTAAAGACATGTGATGATGTTAAAACAATTTTTATCAGTTTGCAGACCTAAAATTTAAAAAAAATAGCAATGTTTTAAAATGAAACATAGTCGCATAAGAAACATTATGTAAAGTAAATTTTAAATTTATTCTAGACTGTTAAAGAGATGTGTTTATTTTATGGAATATCAAGGAAAACATTTTGTCATAATGAGAGCAATAAAACCTGATGCCTCTTTATTCGCTCCAGAATGCCTCAGATTTAACGAAGTTGAAAAAAATGAAACAAACCACGAGGGAAGGGTAAGAAATTGAAATTTAAGCGGTTTTTTGCTTTTTAATGAGATTTTAGAAATATACCTCAAAGTCCTTTGTAGTTTTGCAGAAAAAAAATTTTGACAGAATAAGAAGAAAAATTTTTGGCAAATCACAATACCTTATTCCAAGTTTTCCACCAACAAATGGGCTTTTTATAAAAAAAGTATTTTTTCTACTAATTTTCATATTTTTAGTCTTTTCAAATCTTTTTAATATAATTTAAACTTGAGTTTTTATTTCTTTTTGTCCAATTACCCAAACTTCTACAGGACCCATTATTTCATCATATTCAACAGTCTGCTTAAAACCCTTTTCCTGACATATCTTTCTCATCAATGTAAAAGGAGTAGGAACTTTAATCCCATATCCTTTTGAAGTAATCTTATCTAAAAGTTTAGAAAAATTATGTTTATTTGGGCTTTTGCTTATTATAAAACTAATATAAATATATTTACCGTCTAAATATAACCAACCCTCAAATTTATCATCTGTAAAGCCAATTTCTTTCGCTAATAGGTGAGAAGTAGTTATTAATTGCATAATTTATCTCCTTCGTAAGTTTCACTCCTTTACTTTTAGCAGTTTATATTGACTTTTCTTTTTATCAATAACTTCGTAATCTAAAATTCCTTCTTTTCTTAATCTGCGGAGGTATCTTGTTATGGTGCTATCGTATAAGTATTCTCTACCTGTTATTTTTCTTACTTCTTCAATTAGAGTGAGACCATTAAAATCTAAAGGTAAGATTTTGTTTTCTAATGTTTTTAAGATTGCTTTAGTTATTTCGTTCATATTTCACCTCACATTTTATTGATTTTCTTCTTCTACCTCTACTGCTACATCAATTTCAAATCCTTTATCATTTAATTTTTTAGTCATAATATATTTTTTTTCTTTTTCCTGTTCCCCTTCAATAAGAAAATCTTTCCATTCTTCATCTCTTAACCATCTGAAGCAATCTTTAGCGAATTCATTTTGGACTTGTTCGGTAGTAATATATTTTTTAACTGCTGTAATTAAATTATTATAATCTTTTTCAGTTTTAATTTTTTTTAAGAATTGTTCTTTTGCTTTTTTCTTACCTACTTTTATACCTTTTCTGGAAGGATATAATTTCCAAAAATTTTCAAATTTTGTGGTATATATATTAATATTCTTATCATTCTTTACGTTCTTGTTTGTTTCCGCTCGTGTTCCGCTCATGTTCCGCTCATGTTCCGTTTTTTGTTCCGTTTGGTGTTCCGCTTCACTTTGATATTTATCCCAATTTAAGATAAAAATATGAGTAAAATTGTGTTCCGTTTTGTATTCTATGCACTGTTCCGTTTTTTGAAGGTAAGATAAAAAGCAACTCACTCTAGCTATTCCCCACTTCCATTTATTTGCTAATTTTCTTTGTGAGGTAATGAATGAGCCTTTTGGGACAAAATAATTTCCGTTATCAAATACAACTTTTTCGTCTTTGTGATTAGCCATCAAAAGTAAATCTATCCACGCCTGTCCCCAAGTAAATCTTTGTTTTCTCCACCAATTTTTTTCTTCTATTTTTCTATAAAGTTTTATCCAGCCGTTAGTCATTTTAATTCCTCCTGCAAGTGGAGAAGATTGCTAATAGGAAATTCTTGTGAGGAAATCCTACGCAAGAACCACTTGCAGGAAGATGATATTCTTTTAAATTTCCTATTACAATCTTCTTTTTCATATCTTTATTATACCATAAATTTTTTATTTTGTCAATATATTTTTTTAAAAAAAATAAAAAATTTTAGGGACTTGACAAAATTCATTTTTTGTGCTATATAGTATAGTTAAATTTTGACTATACAATATATAGTTATGTTTAAAAATTCAAGTGGAGGGGTATAAATAAAATAAAATGAAATCAATAGTTCCTAAAACAAAAGATATAAAAGAAGAATTAATTGAGTTCATATTAGATAAACAGTCAAAAGGATGGACGAAAGAAGAAATAATTAAGTCTGCGACAAAAAAATTTAATTATCCTTCATCCAAATTATTAGAGAGACAATTAGAAAAAGAAGATATAAGGTCTGCTTATAACAAAGAAAGGTCTAAATTAATTCCTGTTTTAAGAAGAAAACTAAAACTTGCATTAAAAGAATTAAATTGTGAAAAATTACAAGAAGCATCTGCGAAAGATATTGCGATTGTAATAAATATTTTAATGGAAAATTTATCAAAATTAGAAACAAACATTATTGGTGGCGAAAGATATGCGGAGAATACTTCAGAAGAATTAAAGAGAATAGTTGTTGAAAAATTGCAAGTATTAAATATAAATATTCCTTTATCACAATTAGTTAAAGAAAATAATGGAGAAGTCCATTGAAAGAAGAATATATAAAAGTTTTAACTGAAATAAATAATTATGCAAGACAGAAATCAAAAGAAGATTTACTCTATTTATGTTCAACATTTTATGGATTTAAAGATATACAAGATAAAGAAAAAGAACTACATTATGAAGTAAATCAATTCTTACAAAAACCATCCAAAAGAAAACTTATTTTATTGCCGAGAGGACATTTAAAAACCTCTATTATTACTATTGGAGAAACAACAAGAAGAATAGTAAATAATCCTAATATTAGAATTTTATTATGTAATGCAGTTTGGGATAATGCAAGAACATATTTATCATCTATAAAAAAATGTTTTGAGAGTTCATTATTTCAAGAAATACACGGGAATTGGAAAGGAGACAAATGGAATGAAGATGAAATTGTAGTAAATAAAAGAACAAAAATTTATAAAGAGCCAACAATAACTACAGCAGGATTAGAAAAGACTGTTACTTCACAACATTTTGATTTAATCATAATGGACGATTTAGTAGCAAGAGAAAATATTATAACTCCAGAACAAATACAGAAAGTTATAACTTATTATAAAGACGCTATTCCATTACTTAATCCTGAAGGAGAAATCTGGGTAATTGGGACACGATGGCATTATGACGATTTATATGGATGGATTTTAAAAGAAAGAAAAAATGAATTTGATGTTTTTATTAAGAAATGCTGGGATATACAAGGTTCAGTTATATTTCCTAATCTTTATTCTACTGAAAAATTAAATAAAATAAAAGAAGATATGGGTAGTCCTTTTTTCTCTGCACAATATCTTAATGAACCTGTAGCAGAAGAAGATGCAGAATTTAAAATAGAATGGGTAAAATATTTTTCAATGAAAGATATAGAAAAAGAATTTTTATTTAATTTTATCACAGTTGACCCTGCCTCATCGCTTAAAAAACATTCTGATTATACAGGTATTGTAGTTGTAGGAGTAAATTGGGAAGGGAAAAGATATGTTTTAGAAACAATAAAGAAGAAATTAAATCCTACTGAAAGAGTTAAATTATATATGAGTTTATATAAAAAATATTATCCTAAACGATTTGGAATAGAAGCAGGAAGTTATGGAATAGTTGATAGTTTTTATTTGGAAGAAGAAATGAAAGCACAAAATACATTTTTTAAAATTTACGAATTAAAACACTACAATATTTCTAAAAATGATAGAATTAGAAGACTGATACCACTTTTTGAAAATGGGAAAATATTTATTTTACCAAGTATGAATGATTTATTAGAAGAATATAAAAGATTCCCTAAAACACTACACGATGATTTATTAGATACTTTAGCAAGTATAGAAGAAATAATATTTTTACCTGTTCAACCAAAATCATCTGTAAAATATAAAGAAGAACCATATAATATTTATACGGGGTATTAAAAAATGGACGAAAAAGATAAAAAATTAATATCTTACATCAGAAATTTAAAAGAAAGTTCTAAACAATTTAGAAGCAAATGGACAGATATGTGGGATGAATGCTATGAATTATATTTTGGATATGTAGAATTAAAAAAAGATAAAAGACGCTCTAATTTATTTATTCCAAAATCATTTGAAGCAGTAGAAACATTATTCCCACGATATTATTTTGCATTTAAAGAAATATCTACACTTGCTCCTACAGAAGTTGGAGATATAGAATTAGCGAATATGGCTGACCAATTATTGAAATATCAATTTGAGTTATCAAAATTAAAATACAGAATTGGGTTATCATTAAAAGACGCATTAATTTTGGGAACATCAGTAAATAAAGTTATTCCTAAATATAGAACAGTTACTATTGAAGAACTTTTAAGAATATTTGGATTATCAGAATTGCCTCTTGAATTACAAGATAAAATATTTGATGGGAAAATTAGAATATTTGAATATCCTGTTGCAGAAGAAATTGATATTTATAATTTTTATGTTGACCCAGACGCTACAGAAATAGAGAATGCTTCTTGGTGTTTAGATGATACAATTAGAAGTAGAGAAGAATTAAGAGAAGGACAAAGAACAGGTATATATAAAAATGTTGAAATGATAACTGATGCAGACCTTTTTGGGAATTGGACTGAAACGAATGCACGCAGAGATAGAATGGGTATTACTTTAACGACTGCAAGAAGTGTAGAAAAAGATAAAGTTTTAATAACTGAATGGTGGGGAAAATATGATTATGATGAAGATGGAATTAAAGAAGATTTAGTTGTCACAATTGCCGCAGAAAAATATATTTTAAGAGTAGATAAAAATCCGTTAGGTGGTTCTTTCCCTTATGTTATGTTTGTTCCTCATCCGATGAAAGGAGAATTATATGGTGTTTCTTTACTTGATATAGGTAAATATGAACAGTATGAGATTAACGATATACATAATCAAATAATGGATAATTGGAATATTATAATTCATAAACATTGGCTTGTAGAAGAAGGAGCAAATATAGATTTAGATAGTTTAATTAGAGTTAGACCTGGTGGATATACTAAATGCAATAATCTATTAGGAATAAAACCAGTAGATATGCCTGATTTATCACCTTCTGCACAAATAAGGGAACAAATAGCAGTAAGTAATTATCAATCTACTACTGGAGCATTTCCTAATTTGCAAGGAGCACCATTACCAAGAAGAGAAACTGCTACTACTTATCAGGGATTAGAAGTAGCAGGAACTACAAGAGTAGGTGCTTCTATAGAGTTTCTTAATGAAAATAGTATAAAACCACTTGTTAATAAATATTTACTTTATAATGCTAAATATTTAACTTTACCACAAGCAGTTAGAATATTAGGAGAAAAAGGCAAGCAATGGGAAATAATAACAATTAATCCAGAAATAATGAAACATAAATTTGATGTTATCCCTAAAGGTATTGACCCACTTTATGTAAAAGAAGTAAAACAAATAAATCTAATGAAAGCAATTACAGTTGCTCAAAGAGTTTATCCTCGTTTGAATGGATACAGAGTTGCAGAAATGATGTTTGAATATCTTGATATTCCTAATGCATCAGAATTATTACAAGACCCTGATGAAGAAATAATACAATTTATTTTAAATGGTGTTGATAGAGGTATTTCTTCAGATGAAATATTGACAGGATTAATAAATTACTTTAGAGAAAAAATGCAACCTAAAAAAATACAAAAAGAATTAGGTAGAGCAGGAGTTCCAAAAGAATTAGGAAGGAGAGAAATAACAAATCTTTCTGATTTAGTTGCTTCTCGTCAGGCAACACTCAGAGAAGGAAAGAAATTATGAAAAATAAATATCAGTTTGTTGATGAAAAATCAGAATTAGTAGAAGTATTAAGAGAAGATATTAAAATTGGACAAATGTTAAAAAAATTGGTTGAATTAGAAGAATGGAAATTTTTAGAAAAACTTATTATGAACCAAATAGATAGTAATATAGAAAAAATTTTATCTAATAATCCAGATATTAATAAAGAACAATTAATTGGAGAAACAAATGGATATAGAAAATTATTATATGGTATCTATAATAGTATTGAAAAAGGGAAAATTGCGATAACTAAATTAGAAGAGGAAAAATGAAAATTTTATTTATAACACATAATTACGAAAGTTTAGATATTGCTTATAGATGTATAGAAGAAGGGAATAAAGTTGTTATGTTTGCTACTACTAATAAATACAAAGATATTGGAGATGGAATTGTGCCTAAAACAACTTCATTTAAAGATGCTGTTGATTGGGCTGATTTAATTGTAGTTGATAATGTAAAATTTGGAAATGTTTGTGAAGAATTAAGAAAGAAAGGTAAAAAAGTTTTTGGTAATAATATTTTTACTGATAAAATAGAACTTGATAGAGATTTTGGTAAAAAAATTGTCCAACAATTAAAAATGGGTAATATAATAATGAATAAAAAATTTTCTTCTTTTGATGATGGAATAAATTTTATAAAAAAATATCCTGCAAGATATGTTGTAAAACCATTTGGGAATATGGAGACTTGGCTTACTTTTGTAGGTGAATATGAAGATGGTAATGATGTAATAGAAATGTTAAATTACGGGATGCCAAAAGAATGGAAAGGAAAGCCAGAATTTGAATTAGAACAATTTATTGATGGAATAGAAATAGGACTTACTTGTTATTTTAATGGTCAAGATTTTGTTATGCCTTTTAATTATCTTTTTGAATATAAAAAATTATTAACAGGTAATTTAGGTGCATTAACTGGAGAAGTTGGCTCTATGATAATGTATCCTAATACAGATAAATTATTTAAAGAAACATTATTAAAATTAAAACCTATTTTACAAAAAACAAATTATAGATGTCAAATAAATGTTGGTTGTATTGTAAATGAAAAAGGAATTTATGTATTAGAGTTTGGAACACGACTTGGTTATCCAGAAGTTTATATATTAGATGAATTACAAAAAACAGAATGGAGTAAAATATTTTATGATATAGCAAATGGAACATTAAAATCTTTTAATTATATAAATGCTTATGCAATAGGTGTTGTTGTTTATTCTGCAGGATTTCCTTATGAAGAAGCATACATAAAACACAGTAAAAATCTACCTTTACTTAAAGTTCCAAAAGATAAAAAACATTTTCATTTTGGGGAAATGAAATTCAATAAAGGATTTTATTTTACTTCTAATAATGGAAATGGATATACTTGTATTATTACTAATTATGGTAAAACTTGTGATATTGCTAAAAAATTATGTTATAAAGAAGTAGAGAAAATAAAATTTCCAAATTGTGGATACAGAGTAGATATTTCTGATAGATGGATAGAAGATGAGAAAAATTTAAAAAAATTAGGATATTTAAATTAGGAGGTTATAAAATGCCATTAAAAGCAGGTAAAAGTAAAAAAACAATATCAAGCAATATCAGAGAAATAATAAGAAGTTATAAGAGAACAGGTAGAATTGGAACATCTCGTCCTAAAAGTTTAACAGAAGCAATGAGACAAGCAAGTGCAATTGCTTATTCAAAAGCTAGGGAAAGTGGAGCGAGAATAGCGAAAAAAAGAAAATAAAAGGAGGAAAATTATTATGCCAGCAAAGAGAGAAAAAGGACTTGCAATAGCAATTGGTATTGGAAGACCAAGACCAAGACCGACTGATAGTGAGAGCCCAAGACCAATTCCTATGGGGAAAGAAGAAGAGCCCGAAGAAGAAAGAGAAGAAATGATGCCAGAAGAAAAAGAAAATGTGGTTAGTATTCCTAAAGCAATTATAGGAGATGTAACAGTTGGAGATAGTGTTTCTCTAACTGGAACTGTTCAAAGTGTTAGTGGAAATATGGTTAATGTCCAATTAGAAGCAGAAGCAGGAAAAATAGAACCAGAAGAAGAGGAAACACAGGATTTAGCAAGTATGCTTGCAGAAAGAAAAGCATTAGCAAGAAGGAGAAGACCAATAGGATAAAATATTAAAAGGAGGTAAAATAAAATGGGAAAAGAATTAAGCAACACTTCTTCTGAGGTTCAAGTTGAGGAAACTACAACTAAAGAAGTATCTCAACCTACTCCAGAAGAAATTGCTGAAGTAAAAGGTAAAGAGACTTCTGAAGAAGAAGCAACTTTTTTGCCTAAAGATTTCAAAAAAGATTTTTCAGATGTCCCAGAACAACTTAGACCTATTCTTGAACAAAAATTAAAAGACCTTCAAGGAGGTTATACTAAAGCAAGACAAAGGGAAAAAGATTTAGTTAGAATTGCAGAAACAGTCAATGCACTTGCTCAAGAAAAAGGGTTCAAAGATTTCTGGGAATATGTAGAAGCGATAGGAACTGCTGAACCAGAAACTGCGACTGAGATAGAAAAACCTGTAGAAGAAGATATTTTTTTAGATGAGGAAAAGAAACTTGACCAAAAAATTGAACAAAAAATAAAAGAAAAATTGAGACCATTAGAAGTTCAAGATGCTCTCCTTAACTTTGCCGAGAAATATCCTGAATATGTAGAATATGATGAAGAAAAAGGACAAATATTGCCTAAAAATACTATTACACCTGCTGAGTGGGTTGAAATGAGAAAAATTGTAAATGCTTTAGAAGGAATTTTTGATGATGGAGAAGTATTGGAAATTGCATTATCAAAAGTTGTTTTGAAAAAAAATGTTGGTAAAACTAACAAATTGAAAGAAGTAATAGCAAATCAACCACCTGATTTAACAGGTAAAAGTATCTCAACAAGAGAACCTACATATAAGAGTTATTCAGATAGAAAAAAGGCAGAGTTAATGAAAGCAGTTCAAGAACTTGGAATTGGTCGTTAAGGAGGTTGAAATAAATGGCTTATGTCCGAGGAACAATAGGAACTGAAGATTTAATACAGCAAGATACTATAGCACCAGGGCAGCAACAGATAGATGTATCAGATATAATAGAGATGTTAGAAAAGGATGTTACTCCTTTGGTAACTATCTCTATGCAAAAAGCAAAGAAAAAAGCAACTGATACTTTTGAGTTTGTATGGTGGGAAAAAGATGTATTGGAGTTTAGAAATAGATTAATTTTAGCGGCTTACGGTGCAGGAGTGACAGTATGGTCAGTTGGGGCAACTCCTGGAGTTCCAAACGCTACTGCTTTTAAAGTAGGAGATTTAGTTAAAGTTCCACGCACAGGTGAAGTTGTTAGAGTTACAGCAGTAGATACAGTTGCAAATACTATTACTGTTCCCAGAGCATTTGGAGAAACTGCAGCTGCACCAACAGTATTAAACGAACCAATACTAATTTTTTCCTATGCTGCGCCACAAGGTGGAGATGCACCTGATGTTATCTCTCAAACTCCTGATAGAAAGTATAACTATACACAGATTTTTAAACATACTTTTGGAGTAACAGGAACTTTGCAATCAAGTAAACTCTATACAGGGTCTGATTTAAATCAGCAACAGATAGAGAACTTGATGAAACATAAAGTAGCAATAGAAAACCAATTTATATTTGGAGAAAGAACTTTAACACAAATTGGTGGGAATACTATAACTGCTACACGAGGGATAATAAGATTTTTAGAAGATGGTGGTGCATATATTAAAAATGTAGGTGGTGCTTTAACAGAGACAGTTCTGGAAGAATTTATGGAAAGTGCTTTTAGGTATGGTTCAAAACAGAAAATATTTATTTGTTCCAGACTAATTGGTTCTTACATAAATTCTTTTGCCAGAGATAAAATCAGAATAGTAAAAGATACATCTACATACGGTATTAAAGTAGCAAGATATGATAATATTCACGGCTCATTGGATATTGTCATACACGACCATTTAGAAGGTGCTACCTATGGTGGATATGGTATAGTAATTGACCCTGCTAATATCTATTACAGACCACTTAATGGTGATAATGGTTCAAGAGATACTAAACTAATAGAGAATATTCAATTACCAAGTGCAGATGAAAGGAAAGATATGTATATTACAGAAGCAGGACTTCAGTTAATATTACCAAAAACTTTTGCTATGATGAAAGGAGTAGTAAGAGTATAAACTAAAATAAATATTGTGGGCTATAAAGGCTCGGGTGGGAGGAGGGAAAATTTTTATAAAGGAGGTATCTATGAGAATAGAAGGAAAAGAAGTAGAAGTAATTTTTAGAAGTATTTATCCAATTTACGATGTTGTTGTTGAAACAGGTAGAATTATTACTGATAATGGAGTTCGAATAGAAATACCAAGTTCAGTTGCAAGATTTAGAATTAATGGAGAATTTGGTTTCCCTACATTTATTACTAATGATGAAGAAACAGTTAAAAGATTACAAAAAAATCAATTTTTTGGTAGAGATTTTTGGGTTGAAACAGTGAGAGAAATTAAAAAGAAAGAAGATGAATTTGTAAATATAAAAGCAAAATTCCCAGAAATACAGGCAGATAATCGATGTGATATTTGTGGATTTGTAGCAAAAAATTATGTTGGATATTCTGCACATATGAGGAAAAAACATCCGTTGAAAAAGGAGGTATAAACAATGGCAGACAAGATAGATTATGATGAACCAGGTTCAGCAAGAAGATTAGTTTCAGATGCAGGTATAGAAATATCAGATGAAAAAATTGATTTCAGAATAAAAGATATAGAAAGAGTAAATACATTGGAAGTATTACAAACACTTATCTATCACGGAGAAGAAATAGATTTAGGAGGAGGAAAAATAATAATTCCTTATTATTTTGAGGGAGAAAATATAGCAGGTGGAAAAATTCCTATTTATTCTACTTTTGCAGGTATTACTGATAGACAAAAAATGATGATGGCTGGTAAATATTTAGGAAGTTTAATAAATATTAAATCAACTACTGATTTAAAAATTAGAATAAAGACTGCTAATGAACAGTGGGTAAAAGATATAAATATTACAGGTGGAACAAATAAAGTAGTTATAGAAGACTTAAATTTTGATAGTCTTCTTACTTTTAATATTCACGATGACTTAATAACAGAGATAGTTAGTAGTGGTAGTGGAACTGTTTTTCAAGACGATTTTGGAGATGGACACTGGGAAGACAAATGGACTGTTGTAAACCAACAAGGGAGGCCAGATATTGTTTTGAATGAAACAGAAGGGAAATTACATTTCTCGGTAGAAACAACAATAGATAGTTTTAAAGTAATTACTCCAATAGAAAATCAACAACCTTTTTTGTTCGGTCCTGAAGATTTACCAGTTAGTTATCAAGTAGATATTTCAGGTGATATTTCAGAAGATACCTACACTGCTAAATATAATGAAGTATGGACTATTTTTGTCCCTGGACTTGGCCAGCCACCACAAAAAATATTGACTTATGGAATTGTAAAAGAGAAAACTACTGGTGAATATAGATTAATAGTTAATGAGTTTGAACAGATATTTTATAATGAACCTTGTTCTCAATCAGAAACAATAAAAGTAAAATACGATGGAGAAAAAATTGAATTTTATAGAGGAGAAAGCAATATTTTCTCTTTAGATTATTCTTTACCTGTTGGAATGAAAATAGGATTTGTTCAATGTGCTGGTGTTGGAAGAGCACTTTTTTCAGAAACTACAAGATTACAAACAGCAATAGATAATGTAGTAATGAATGCAAAAGGAGGAGAAGTTTCTTTTACTGGACAAGTAATAAATTTTGTAGAACATAATATAGCAGGCTATTAAAATGCAACTACAAGTTAAAGTTGTAGAGAAATATAAATATTTTGAAGGTATGGAAAATATTTTAATTAAATATACTAATACTGGATTAGGAGATATATTGATGTTTTTAGGTGTTCTACAAGAATATTACAAAAAATATGAACATATTTACAATATATTTTTTATGATGGATAATAATAAATTACAATTGTTAGAATTAATACAATTTGATAAAATATGTTCTGTTATTTGCACTATAACACCTCAACAATATTATGATTTTAAACAATTCTATAATTTTGTAGAATGGACAGAGCATAATATAGAAAGATTTGTAAAACATAAAATACAATTATATTGTGATAGATTAGGAATAGATAGTGATAGTTGGAAAGAATATAAAATAAAATTTAATGTTAAAAAATCTAATATAAGAAAATCTAATAATATCGGAATTTGTTTGAATTCTTCTACTAAATTTAAAAACTGGACTGATGAATATAATAAAAAATTAATTTTAAATTTAAGTAAAAAATATAAAGTTTATCTTCTTGGAAATGATACTTTGTTGGGAATAGAAGGAGAAAATATAATAAATTTATGTGGTAGGACAAGTTTAAAAAAGTTTATTGAAACAATTGCAGATATGGATTTAATTATTACTCCTGATACCTCAACAATGCACATAGCAGGATTACTTGATATACCTACAATTGCTCTATTCAGTTCTACTGATTATAGAACAGTCGCAACACAATATAATTCAGTTGAAATTATATCTGCTGATATTCCTTGTAGTCCTTGTATAGAAGTAAATTGCAATTATAGGAGATGTATGCTTAATATTACTCCTGAAATAGTGGAGGAGAAAGTTGAACAAATATTTAAAAATAAATTTACAAGTAGAGAGTTGGGGAAAGAAATGTGGAATAGCGGAATACACGAAACTACTTTCATATTACCTTCCCAATTCCAGTATCAACAGTAATTCAGATGATAATTTAATTTATCATTTACAATTTCATTCTGGATTATATGAAAATATTGAAATAGTTAAAAATGAACTTATAAAACAAAGACCTAAAAAAATTGTTATAACTTTTCATAATTTAGATAAATTTAAAGAATTAGAACCTTATTTTGATATAGCAATATTACATAGAAAATCATCTATCCAAAGTAATAAATACAGAATTCTCCCACACGGAATAATAAAATTTAAACAGACAAAAGGATGGGCAAGATATAACCTAAATTGTGGAAGACCTGTAATACTAACTTATGGATTTGCAATGCCACATAAAGGAATAAAAGAATTAATTATGGCATTAGTAAGTATTAAACAAAGTTTCCCTAATATAACTTTACTTTGTCTTACTTCTATTCACGATCAGAAAAAACAAGAATGTATAAACTATTTAGAAGAATGTAAAGATTTAGTAAGAAGATTTAATATCAAAACATATTTTTGGACTGATTTTTATCCTTATAGTGTTATATCTGCAATAATGCAAGTAGCAGATTTAATTGTTTTACCACAACAAGAGAATAAAGAAGAAGCATCGGGGTCTGTCAGAATTTGTCTTGGCACAGGAGTTTTAACTTTAGTTACTGATGTATATCAATTTAAAGATATACAGGATGATGTTTGTCCGAAAACAGATATTAAAGATTTATCAAATAGATGTGAAGAATTATTAAAAAATAAATTGTTACAAAATTATTACAAAAAGAACCAAGAAAAATATGTTAATGAGAATTGTTGGGAAAATGTGGCATTACAACATTATAAATTATATGAGGAAATATTACAATAATGGAAACTATAAATAATTTAAAAAATACATATACAGGGAAAACTGCAATAATTATTGGTAGTGGTGAACATAAAATAGCAATAAAAGAAGAAAATGATATTTTTATTTGTTTAAATGATAGTATAAGAAGATATAGAGATAAAGCAGATTTCCTGGTATTAAATCATACAATTTATTTAAGAGATTTAGGGTTTGCTGGAGAAAATACAAAAATAATTATAGATAAAAATAAATTTGTAGAAGAATTTAAGACAAATAGTTATGAAAATTTATTGAGAGGATATAATGTTTATTATTTTGATGAAATTATTGCAGGTCATACAGTTTTACATAAAGCGATTTTACTTACTTATTATATTGGTTGCATAAATAATATAAAATTTATTGGATGTGATGGCACAACTCAAAATTTTGCAGAATGCGATTTAATAAGAAAAAAAGTAAAAATTGAAGAAAGTATATACAGAAAATGGTGGGATGAAGCAATGACTATTTTAAAAGAACTAAAAGGAGGTTAAATTTATGAAATTAGGTTTGGACAAATTAGACAAAAGTAGAAATTATGATTATTACAATCTTACTAAATTGCCAATGAATGGAACATTTAGAAAAATAACTCTTAATTTTACTGCAGAAGGATTTTTACTTGCTAATGATAGTGGAAATGTAATTGAAGTTTCTTTTGATGGAACAAATACTCATTTTGAGTTATTGGTAGGTGAAGTTTTAACAAGAGATAATTGGGGATTAAATGAAATATGGTTAAAAGCACCTACTGGAACAAATTATAGATTATCAATATGGTAGAATAATTTAAAGGAGGTAAATATTATGTCTGGATTAGCAAAACCTGGTGGTGGCGGTGGTGGTGGTGGAATGATACCACACGATATAGATGGTGCATACCATTCACCTAAAAATAATCTTAATTTATTAGGAAGTTTAAATGCAAATTTAGATGCTTCTAAAATTGTAAGTGGTATATTGTCAACAGCGAGAATACCTGATTTAGATGCTTCTAAAATTGTAAGTGGTATATTTGCAAAAGAAAGGATACCTGATATTTCTGCTAAATTACCTATTTTCAAAGAAGAATTTATGAATGGAAGAGATACCGATTGGGGTGAACAAGGATGGTACAGTGACGGACAAGTATCAGTTGCTTTGGCAGAAACAGGAAAAGTTGGTGTAGTAGAATTACAAGTAGCTGCAATTAATACATGCTCTTCTATTTATCTTGGAGTGTCTGCTATGAAATTATCAGGTAAAGAAATAATAGAGATTGATTGTAGACTTCCTGCTCTTTCTGATGCTACAAATGAATATATAGCAAGAATGGGAATAGGTAATGTAGGTGGAGCAGATTTTGTAGAGGGAATATATTTTGAATATGATAGGACATCAAGCACTAATTGGAGATATTGCACTGCTTCTACTTCTACAAGAACAAAAAATAATTCTACTATTCCAGTCTCAACTGATTGGACAAAACTTAAAATAGTTGTCAATGCAGATATTAGTAGTGTTGAATACTTTATAAATGATATTTCTGTTGGAACAATTACTACTAACATTCCTGCTACTACAATTATTACACCAGTATTACGAATGTACAAAACAGCAGGCTCATCAATGAGAACGCTTAAAGTAGATTCTTATATATTATCAAGAGGATAAAATAGTGGCTAAAGAAATAGGAAATATTACAAATTTAGAAATAAGAGAACAGATAAAAGAAATATTATCTCATATAGATTGGGAAAATTGGACACAAAAAGGATTACCAACTTGGGCAGAAAGACCAAAACGAGTAGAAGGATGTATAATGGGAATAAATACTACAACTGGTAAATTGGAAGTTTGGAATGGTAAGGAATGGATAGAAATTAGTTAGAAGGAGGAAAAAATTAAAAATGTCATCGTTAAAAAGATGGATGCAAGATTTAGATTTTCTAACTCCTAATTGGAGAACTGAATATGCACTTAAAGAAGATGATTTTGCACCAACTATTACTTTATATTTAATGAAAGATGTAAATCCTTCTGATACAGAAATTTATATTGATAAAGCAGGACAATATGATGGAGATGGAAGATTAATAACTACTTTTAGACCTTATATTGCAAAACCAGAAAAAGCAGGATTTTTATTCAGATTTAATATATCAGAAGGAACAGAAAATGAACAATTAAATGTTGGATATATTGATGTTGATTATTCTACGCCATCTTCTGAAGGAGTTAAAGTAACATTAAATAAAGCAATTGGACAATTTCACACCTATTGGGAAGAATTACATCCTAAAAATAGAATTTTATTATTAAATTCAGCAGGATTAATGAGTTTAGATGAACCAACTTTATCTAAAGCAAATCAGTGGATTAAAGCGACAGTAAAAATACCACAAACAACTAAAGAGGTAGAAATAATAACTTTATGTTTAAGACATAGTAATTTAGGGTTTTGGGGAGCAATATTTACAATTAATAACTTAACTGTGTCAGGTAAATTTGTAAAATATGTAAGAAATATACCAGGTGGGCCGAAATGGGCATTTGATAGTTTTACTTCACCTAAAGAAATAGAAGTTGGAATACATACTTTAAAATTTACTTGTAGATATAATAATCCTACTGCTTTTCGGGCTTATGCTTATGTAGATGATTTACAAGTAGGTGGTGTATCAGGAGACGCAGGACCATTCCCACAAGATGTATTTTTAGATGTAGGTGTCCCAGCAATAGGGAAAAATTTATTTAATAATTTTGATATGGAAACAAAACTTGATATTTTAGAATATGGAGAGATAATGTGATAACAATTAATTTTGGATTTTTTCTTATTCTTTTATTAGTAATTATTCTTTTGATGGAGGCAACAAAATGATTATTCAAGAAATAATCAATCGGGCAAGAATAATATTAGGAGAACCTACACCTACATTTTGGACTGATGACGAACTATTAAAATTTTGTAATGAAGGAATAACAGATTTAACATTAAAATTACCTGTGGAATGTTTAAAAGAATTACATTATTGGTATGTTAATTTTGCAGTAAAATATACTGAATATGATGAAGATTATAGTATTGCAATAAGTGATGATGTATTAAGAGTAATAGCAGTAATATATCCTAATGGAATACCTTGTAAATTAATTGATTTTACTGCAAAAAGAGCAATACTAAAAAATGTTTTCTGTAAGGCTAATGATGAAGAACCATATTGTTATATTTTTGGTGGAAGAATATATTTTAAACCACAACCAACTGATAGAGTTAAAATATTTGCTATTTCAAAACCTTCCTCTACATATCAATTTTCTTCTACTCCACCTTTTGAAGAACCATACCAATTATTATTAATTCTTTATGTAAGTGCAAAAGCAAAAATGAAAGACCCTGACCAAGTAGATAGTTTTAATGCAGGAAAAGAACTTTATGCTCTATATATAAATGAAATAACAAATTTAGAGAAAAAGTTTGGTGGAAAATATAAAATAGAATTAGGAGGATAATATGCCAGATTTTTTTATACCTTTATATTATGAAGATTTTAATGGAGCAGTATTTAATTGGGATGGAGAAGTAATTGTTTCTTTAATTGAACCATTATCTTGTAATATCCTAATTTCAGATTTATCACTTCGGTTAGGAGACCCTGCTTTTATAAAATTCAATAAAGAAATATTAAAACACTATCTCAATGTTGCTACTAAAAATGTTTTATCAGATGAGAATATTCTTCTTGATAGATGGTATGGAGAAACAATTGAAACAAATTTAATTCCACCAAATACTGATATTGTTTTACCTGATAATTGCCGATTGATTAAAGATGTTTTTGTAAATAATAAACCAGCAGTATTTAAAGACGAAAAAGAATTTTATCATTTATTAAACAATATAAATTATCAAGATATATTTTTATGGACTAAATGGGGAAGAAATACAATTAAGATAAATCCTATTGATAAAATATTGAATATTAAAATATTTTATTATCGTTATCCTAAAGAAATGGTTGGAGATAATGATATTATAGATATACCTGAAAAATATGTAAATTCTGTTTTACAACTTGCAGTAGCATTATGTCAAGGACAAGGAGTAAAAGAAAATGTCTAAAAATAAAGAAATTGTAGTATTATTTACTATCCATCAAAAAAATAAATATTATAATACTTTAAAAAAATTAACAGATAAACAAACTAAAAAATTTGAAGAAATTGTAAGTAGTTTATTGACAGGTTTATTAGATGAGTTATTTGATGATATAATAAAAATAGTAAAGGAGGGAAAATAACAATGAAGATTAAATTGCCAACAAAGTTTAAATCAAGAAAATTCTGGATTACTATTCTTGCACCTGTTATTATCAGTATATTAGAAGCAAATGGAATTAAAATTCCAGCAGAGTTATATACTTTGCTTGGAATTTCAGTAGGAACTTATAATATAGGTGAAGGAATAGCAGATGCTTTTGCGAAGAAAAAATAGAGGAGAAAAATAATGATTGAAGGAGCAAATGTTATAGAGAAATTTGGATTTCAAGTTGGGGCTTACCTTATGATATTCTCTTTATTTACTGGGTTGTTATGGAAAATGTTTACTTTTTTTACAAAAATTATTAATGAAATGAGAGAAGAAGACAAAGAAAAAACAGCGAAATTTACTGATACTATTAATAACCATCTGGATAGCAACACAAAAGCATTATCAGAATTGGCTCATTGTATAATTTTATTAAAGGAAAAAGTGGAAAAATGAGATGAAAAAAGGAAAAACAATTAGAGTTTGTAAATGTGGACAATGTAAAACATATTTTGAAAGTAATATAGAAACAAAAAAAATAAAATGTCCTTCTTGTGGAAAAATTTATAAAGCAGAAAATGTAAATAATAACTAT